ACTGCAAGCTCCTCGAACGGGCGCAGGCTGGCCTGCGGAACCCAGTACGAGGGCGGGCGCTCGTTGGCCCGAAACCACGCCGGCTGCGCGGCGTCGGCGCCGAGCATCCAGCCGACCATGCGCAGCTCGGGCCAGTGCCCGGTGACGAGCAGGAACGGCGCGTCGGGCCACTTCTTGACGTCGGCCTCGTTGATGATCAGGTGTCCGTCGTCCCACGGGGTTGCGCGCACCTGGATCGTCCCGATGTCACCGCCCGTGATCCCATCGACGCCGGAGCGCCAGGGCCGGCCAAGCGCGCATGCCGCGGCGAGCTCGGCCATCGCTCCGTGGATGGCCTGCGCCCACCGCTCGCGCACCGCGCGCCCGGACTTGCCGCCGTGGTCGTTCCCGACCCATCCTCGAGCGGTGGCGCGGATCATCTGCGTGGCGCCGACCACAGCAGCGGCCATACCCTCGTCTGGGCTGAGGCGCACGATCACGGCCGCTGCGCCTCGCGCCAGCGTCGGATCAAGATGCCCTGGTTCTCGAGCTGCTCCTTCTGCTGCTTGATGCGCGCGCGCGCCTCGCGCAGCGTGGCAATGTTCTGCTCGAGCGCGCGGCGCGCGATCTCGGCCCGCTCGTCGGCAGCGCGCACATGCGACTCGACCGTCGCACGCAGGGTGCGCATTTCGCGCTCGCGCTCCTGCGTGTACATGGCCAGGTACGCGGGCGACGTGCCGCGCTGCGTGGTCCTGCGCCACGGCTCGAGCAGCTCGTCCATGCCCTCGAGGTTGAACGGGTCGATCTTCTGCCACTCCTTCCCCTGCGACTCGAACAGCAGCGAGAGGTCGCCGAAGGCTTGCTTCAGGCTCTCGTACTGCGCGCGCAGTTCACCGCAGCGCGCCTCGAGCACCCGGTTCTCCTTCAGCAGGCGCAGCGTCAGCCCGGGCTTCTTCGCCTCGGGCGCGGCCTCGAGCGCGGCTCCGGCCTCGGCCACGACCGCGCTCTGGGTCAGCACGCCGGCCAGGCCGGCAAAGAGGGCCGCAGCGCCGCCGCGGCGAAGCATGTCTCGACGGTCGAGGTTGGTCACGGCATCACGTCCTTTCGCGCGCGCTCGAGTTCCTCGGCGGCCTCGCGCCCCTCGCGCATGCCGCGCTTGAACTCGAACAGCGACGAGCCCATGCCGCGCGCGAGCTCGGGGATCTTCTTCGCGCCGAAGATCAGGATCAGCACGCCGAGGATGATGGCAAGCTCGCCCGGGCCGGGCATGCCGAGTGCTACTAGGTCCACAGTTCACCTTGCCTTTGCTTCTTGGGTTTCAGTTCCTCACGCGCCAGGCGCTCGGCCTCGGTCCGTGTGTGCCCGCCATCGTACTCCAGGATGGCCGCGCGTTCCTCGAAACGCTCTTGCTCGTCCTTCGTCACAGCGCCCCCAGCCAGTCCCTCTCGAGGAGGCGGTCGTACTCAGCAACCTCGACGGCGGTGTCGGCCACCGGGAACTCCTTGAACTCCAACCGCTCGGTCTTGCCGTCCCAGGCTTGCCCGAGTCCGCTTTCGAGCATGAGCCGCGCCAGGTCACGCTCGCCGCCCAGCAGGATCCGCCCGACGTACCGAGTGAACGTCATCTTCCAGGTCCACAGGAGGCACTCGGGCGGCCTCGGCAACAGGAACTCCATCGCTCCAGCGAGCGCCTGAACTCCGGCGGCCTTCTCCTTCCCGCGAGTCTCGGGACACGAGATGCCGAACAGGCGCACGGAGATCGACTGCTTGACCTTGAACCCGTGGTCGATCTCGACTGTGCAAGTGTCGCCGTCGTGAAACTCTATCACGCGCGCGTACTCGTAGCGTCTCCATCCTTGCGTCATCGCATTTCCCTCGAGGCCAGGGGACAGTCCGCCAGATTGCTCGTTGCGGACAGCGGAGCATCGGCGAGTGTGACGGGGGAGATGACGCCCAGCGCGCCCACCAGGCGCTTGTTCGTGTCGTACAGCTCGACCGCGCGCCCGTGAACGAGCGTCCCTTTGGCCGTCCGATACCGCTTGTCAAAGTGGGTCTTGGTCCGCACGGCCATCGACCACGCAGACCAGACCTCCTCGCGGTCTTCTTCCAGGATGCCGCGCACCCACCCGTCGCCCCGCGCATCCTCCACGCTGACTCCGGTGAGCTGGCTCCAAACCGAACTCGTCCACAGACAGGAGCCGTTGGCGTCGGTCATGAAGTAGCCGCCGTTCTCAAGCTCGAGCCTCCCGCGCACCTGAGCGTCGATCTCCTCAATCTTCGTCCCGATGGAGGATACCTCCTTGCGGATCGCCTCGATTGAGTCGCGCATCGAACTGCCGCCGTTGGGTCGCTGCTCGGCTTGCACCCTTTCGAGCCTCTTGGAGATGGTTCTGATTCCGACCGTGACCAGCGTGAACAGCGCGATCAGTAGAGGGGTGACGGCATCCGACAGATCCATGAGCACCTGCGCTCTTCGGTGGCGGTGGGAGGCGAGAACCTAAGGCCGAGAGCGCGACGCTATTCCTCGAAGTCCTCCCCTTCAAGGGGGAGCCTGAAGTCGCGGGGGTGACACAACCCCAGGCGCTCCCAGGAGTCGGTCATCTTCTGCAGCCTCCTGGCGTGCCCGTTCATCAGTGGGAACCACAGGTCGCACTGAACGATCTTCACCGCTCTGCCTCGCCCTCGTGCAGCACCAGCTGCGCCACGATCTGCAGCGCGGTCGGCTTGCCGTCGTCGCCCTCGGGCCCGGTCAGCACCTTCGGCAGCGGTCCGTCGAGCACCGAGTGCAGGAACTCGCGCACCTTGTCCGGGTTCGGCGCGTGCTCGCCCCCGACCGCGCCGGCCAGCATCTGGTTGTGCGCGGCGATCACGAACTGCTCGAGGCGCTCGCGGCCCTCGGGCGTCTCGGGGTTGTAGAAGTCGTCCACGATCTCCTTCAGGACGCGCCGCTTCGGGCGCCCCGACGGGTTGCCGCTCTGGCCAGGCTTGAACTGCCACGGCTTCAGGTGGTCCGTGGGGGGCCCTTTTCTGATCGCAGGCTCCTGCGAGCCTGTTTCCGGCGTCGGCGTGAGGTCGGTCATGGGGTCCCTACGGCCAGTTGGCGTTGGCCGTCAGCCAGTCGGTGTAGGAGAGGCACTTGCCTGGGGTGGTCGGGTTGGTGATGGACTGCGAGCTGACGTAGGTGGTCGAGTAGACCGAGTCGATCACCCAGGCCATCCAGGCGTCGTCGCCGCCGTTGACGGAGTCGTCGAACTCCTGCGTGTTGACCGCATCGAGCCACGCGACGGCCCGCTTGATGGCGTCGCTCGAGTACTCCCAGGCCTTGTAGCGTGACCGCGACAGCATGATGGCCGTGGCGACCGCACCCTGCAGCGCGTTGAATGGCTCGTCGGACTTGGAGAGCCACTTGGTCGGGTAGGTGCCGGCGTCGCGCTGTGAGTCGGGGATGATGCCGTCGAAGTCGCGCGCCAGGCCGTCGTTGGACTCAGCGTCCACCGGGTTGATGCCGCGCGGTGCAGCAGGGTCATCCTGCCAGGTCAGGTCAATGCGTGACCCGCCGAAGGTGAATCCGTTGTACTGGGAGGTGTTGCCCATCCACCCTTGCCACACCTTGTCGGCGCGCGACAGGTGCGTGCGATCGCGCAGGAACAGAGACAGCGCGACGCGCGCTGCGCCTGCATAGGTTCCGTTGGCGTCAGCGAACCGCTCGTGTGTGGCTGGAATCGACAGCCCGTCGCCGGCCACGAAAGCGTCGAACTCGACCGCCGGGTCAGCGTCGGGGTCCTCCTCGGGAATGGTGCCGAGCAGGGTCGCACAGAAGCCCTCGAAGGTGGCCAGCTTCGTGTCGTCGTCCCAGCCGATGATGTCGGCGGCGAGCACGAGCGGGGTGATGTTCCGCGCGATGCCGTGGATCGTGTCCCCGTAGAAGGGGCCGGCGGTGAGCTGGGGCGGGACCAGCTCGAGCGCGGCCTGGCACTTCGCGCGGTAGGTTTCCGCGGTGGTCGGGTCCACGGTCGCAATGTACTTGTAGCCAGCGGAGACGAGCGCGCAGGCGAGGATCTTGGTCGAGGTGCGGTCGGTGGGGTCCCAGAGCTTGACGCCGGTGAGCGTCTCGTCCGCGTGGGCCTTCATGTTCGTCCAGGCCGTGCCGGAGCGAGCCAGGGCGGCAATCTGGGAAGCCGACGCGAGGATCCAGGTGGGGGACGACTTCGGGACGCGCAGGACTGCGGGCATCGGCGGTGCTCCTTGGAGAGGGGCTGCTGGCTGGTCGGCAAAGGCTACCCCCTTGGGCGTGGCCGTTCCACCCTCACGCTCGCTGCGCGAGCTCGCGGGGGCGGGGGACTGGATCACCAGTTGGTGATGGGGGAGCCGGATGCGGGCTCGCCTTGGGGCTCGCCCTCCGATCCGCGGGCTTGGTTCACCTTGCGGTGGGTTGGGACGGATGAAGGGCCTACGGTCAGGCCCTTCTGCTCACCCCGCGTTCGGAGGGATCGGCGTCTGGGTGGGCGATTGCACTCTTGTGTCGGCTGCGCGGTAGTCGCCCTCTCCGCTCTGGTGGGCACGGTGCCTTGCCGTGCTCCAGGACCCGCGCCAGGCCATCGGACGCGGGGACGTTGCAGCCCTCGTCGCCTGCGCTTGCCGGCGGCCCAGCAGGAGGCGACCCAGCCGGAGCTGGGACTTCGCGCGCAGGTTGCCCGCAGGCAGGTGTTGATCGGGGCGCGCCGCGCGCTAGGCTACCCCTGCTTTTCCACGCTGCCCGTTCTACCCTCGCCCGGGTAGACCGGTCAAGGCCCCTGCTCAGACTTCAGAGCAGGGGCCACTTCGAACGCGGCTGGGAGCACGCGCACGAGGGTGCTGTCGGAGGGCCCCCACCGCTTCTGGACGTACTGCGTGACCACCCGGGCGTCGTCCACCCAGACGCCGGCCTCGGTCAGGGCGTCCTCGAGGCAGCGCAGCAGCTTGGTTGTGTCGGGCTTGGTGGCGGGGAAGGCTTCCTCGAGGCCCTTCTTGTTGAGCTGGCCCTTCGAGTTGAAGTGGCCGGCGGGGCGCGAGCGCAGGAAGGTGACGTGCAGCTCGAGCGGGCCGTGCAGTGTGTCGATGCCGGCGTCGCACATGGCCTGGGCGGCGGCGACGATGACGTCACCCTTCCAGGAGCGCGCGTGCGGGTTGTCGTCGGAGACGCGCACGCCGAGCTTGCCGTTGGCCTTCTTGAACGGGAAGGCTCGCTTGCTGCCGGCGGGCTGGGCCTTTCCGGGGATGTAGATGGTGAGCGTCATGAGCGGGCTCCGCACTCGGGGCACTTCGTGTCGTCGTCGTTGCGTGGCGCGTCGCAGTGCCCGCACAGGCGCAGGGCGCGGCGCTCGAGCGCGGTGTCGCGCAGCTCGAGTTCAGCCTTCCCCACCCACTTGATCGGCACGAGCGGGTGCTCTCCGAGGATGAGTGGCCCGGTGGACTCCACGAACTCGTGGAACATCTTCAGGGCGTCGGTCACAGCGCCACCTCGCTCGGCTGCTCGCGCGTCTCGAAGAACTCCCCGAGCTCGGGATGCTGGGCCATGAAGTGACGCGCGTAGAAGGCTCGGTAGCTGTTGTTGAGGCGGTACGTCTCCTCGCCGCGCACCTCGAACGAGGTGTACCAGCGCATGCGCTCCCACACGAGAGCAGCGCCGATCTGCTTGGCCCCCGCGCGCTGGGCCTCGAGCGCGAACCGCTCGAATAGCCGGTAGACGTGCGGGTTCTCGAGGTGGAATCTCTCCCACTGCTCGCGCAGCGTGGACTTGAGGGGCAGGGTCATCTGGTGCATTCGATCACTCTCCTTGCGAGTCGCTCGAAGGCGCTTTCGCTTGCTCCAGCTTCGCCCCGCAGCGCGGGCAGTAGTTCATCTCGTTCTCCTCGGGCGTGCCATCGTTCAGCGACCACGCCGCGCCGCACGAGCCTTCCCAGCAGTCGGTGTCCTCGTCAGCGCGCGACCAGAGGCAGGTGCGCCCCTTGGGGATCGCCGCCACCGTCACGCGGGGCTTGATAGTCATCAGAAGGGGTCCTCCATCGCAGCTTGTTGCACGGTCAGCCGCATCACCGAGGCAGGATGGCACCCACGCTCCAGCAGCTCCTGCCGAGCCCGCTGCAGATGTTCCACGAACGTGCTCACCGCAGCGTCGAGCGCCGCGATGTACTTCTCGTTGCGCTCGACGCGCACCACCACAGCCGGCATGCACGGGCTGTAACTGACGATGTCGGTCCACTTGCGACCAGAGAGCCACAGCGCACCCTGCACCTGGGCCGAGTAACCCAGCAGCCCCTGCCCGCCGTCGAGCAGGTAGCCGATGTGAGTCGAGGCCGCAGGGCACTTGATCTCGAGCGTCCCGTCGTCGCCGACGAGCGCGTCAGGCGAGGCGCCCACCATCTTGTCGTCGCGCAGCAGGATCCCGACCTGGACGATCTCGACGTTGCGGTCGTAGGCGTACCAGTTGCGCGCCTCCGGCTCGAGCTGCGTGCCGCGGTCCATGAACTGCGACGCTCCGGCATCCGAAGGCTCGCCCGTGATCCACTCAGCCAGCAGCGAGCGCAGGTAGCCCTCCGCTTGCGTGGAGGGCTGCCCGGTCTTCGGCGTGATGATCTTGTCGAACTTCGAAGCCGTGGGGATGCCCAGCCTGGCACGAAGCCAGGCCGAGCCTCCCTGCGGGCACTCCTTGGCGGTGAGCAGCAGGACCATCTACTTGCCCTCCTTGATCTTGCGCTCGAGCTCGCGCTTCAGGTAGTCGAAGCGGTCAGAGGGGATCTCCTCGAGCGTCGAGACGCCGAGGTACTGCAGGAACCGCGCGCGCGCGCCGTCCGGTCGCTGGCCGAGCAGGGCCTCGAGCACCTCGACTTGCTGCTCTGTGATGTAGCCGGCTGGATCGCCAGCAGCGTTCCCGTCGTCGTCCTCGTCGCAGGTGGTCAGCCCAAGGGCTTGCACCAGGGAGAACCGCTGCGCGTAGGTCAGCACGGCCCCGTACTTCTGCGCTTCGCTGCAGCCGGCGCGCGACTCGAGCGGCAGCGTCACCGCCGCCTCGACGCTGTGCCCACCGACGTGCGAGACGATGCACGGCAGCGTCATCGTGCCGCCCTCGACCTTGGCGTTGCCCCAGCGGAACGAGAGCCCACACTGGGCGAGCGGGCCGCGCACGGTCTTCTCGATGTCCTCAAGGGTGGCGTAGCGCCGCGCCTGCTTCGTCCCGTTCCGCGTGACCGAGAACTGCGAGTTCTCGGCGCGCCGCGGGACCGGCGGGCAGATTTCCTTGAACTTGGTCATGGCCTCGGCGAACTCCTGGGCCGCGCGCCGCGCACCCATGCGCTCGTCTAGCGCGACCAGGCGCTCGAGGGCGTCGATCTTGCCCTCGCGGATCGCCAGCTCCATCAGGCGCGGCATGTTGACCATGCCACCCGACTCCACAGTGTCGAGTGCTTCGCTCACAGGGACTTCCCTCCCTTGGCCAGCAGGGCCTCGAGGAGCTTCGACCAGGAGAAGCCGTGCTTGGCCTTGAGGGCCAGCAGGCGGGACCGGAGAGGTTCCGGCAGGTAGACGGCATGGACGCCTCCGCGCTTGGCGCGGTCGGCAGCGAGAGCTTTCTGCATGCGCATATTGTCGGCACACGCATCCGCACAGTCCACCGGAAAGTCAGTTTCCCCTTGCGCCACCGTATGCGCATACCGATACTTAGGGCATGGAACAGACCCCCTCTCCCGCCCGCGATCCCCTGGTGTCCATCCGTACCTACCGCAAGACGCGCGCGGAGCGCGCCGCCGCCTGCACCGGCGGACTACTACAGCCCGCTGAACACGGCGAGCTGTGGTGCGACTCCTGCGGCCTCTACTTCTGCGACGAGGCCGAGGCTAAGTGCCACGGAGCCCGCCGCAAGGACATCCTGGTCGAGTTCGCCGAGCGCACGCTCGAACTCCTCCGGGAGGACAACTACGACGAGCCTATGAAGCTGCGCCTGATCCAAGGCAACGCCCTCAACCTTTCCCTTCGCCAGGACTGAACCCATGAAGCTCCACGACTCCACCGACCAGATGTTCACCCGCCCCGACCAGACCGACCCGCTCCGCGTGACCGACACGACCGGCAAGGTCTGGACACTCTCGTGCGACCGCCCGCCGGTCCCCACCCGCGCGTTCGACTGGAGCGCGACGGACGAGGACTACGACGGCGCGCCCGACTCGGCCACGCGCCACCGGGTCGCGCGCGGGGCCACCCGCGAAGCCTGCATCGCCGACATCGAGCGCATCGTCGCCGCCGAGGAGCAGGGCACCGAGGAGCAGGACAGCCACCAGACGATTGGGAGCTGGCTCCGCAGCGCCGACCACCGCGAACTCGACCACGCGCTGGACGACGGCAACGACCTGTCCCCCGCCGAGCGCAAGTTCGTGCTCGACCGCCTCTCGAAGATGGAGCGTGGCTCATGATCCGCTACGCCGGCAAGACGACCGATGGCGAGTGGGTGTTCGCCGAGGACGATCACCTGATCGACCAGGAGGAGCTGACCGAGGAACTCGTCCAGCTCCCCACGCACAAGGAGGTGTGCTCGCGCTGCCGCGGCGAGGGCAAGCACGACCATCCCGCGTTCTCGAACGGGATCACCAGCTCGGAGTGGGCCGAGTGGGACGCGGACGAGCGCGAGGACTACCGGCGCGGCGTCTACGACGTGCCGTGCGAGAACTGCCGCGGCCTGCGCGTGGTGGACGCGGTGGACGAGGAAGCCCTCGAGCGGCGCGATCCTGCGATTCTCGAGGCCCTGCGCAAGCACTGGGAGGACGAGGCCGCCTACCAGGGCATGTGCGAAGCCGAGAGGAGGATGGGCGCATGAAGCTCGCCCCCGACGAGTACCGCCCGCGCCGCGCGCGCGGCTTGCTGATGGTGCTCTACACCGTGCTCGCCTTCGCGGGCTTCCTCGCCTTCCCGCTCCTCTGCTGGGTGCTGCTCACGTTGGCTTGACCGCTGGCTGTGGACGCGGCAAGCTGGGCCTCCTCAGGGTACTCCCCTCAGGAGGCCCGTTTCATTCTCAGGCAACCACAAGAGGATCCTATGGACTGGTCGAAGCTGCTCGAGCCCCGAGGCAACATGGTGCTGGCGAAGCGCATCCCGCGCACCACCAGCGCAGGCGGCATCCTGATGCCCGACACCGTGGCCAACGACATGATGGCCATCGACACCGCCGTCTATCAGGTGCTGCGCTGCGGCCCGGGCGCCTACAACACCGTGCTCGGCACGCGCATGGACATGAACCTGAAGCCCGGCGACCTCGTGCTCGTCACGGCCCAGGCCGGCGCCGGCACGCGCGAGGTCACGCAGGACTCGCACATCGCCATGCTGTCCGATACGGACATCCTGTGTGTCATCCACCTCCCCCTGAGCCACTTCCAGATCGAGGTGACGAAGGCCGGCGGCGAGAAGGAGATCCACACGCCCGGTCTGTCCCCGAAGGGCCCCCGCAAGATCGAGGTGGTCCAGTGAGGGTCAAGACGCCGGAACAGATCGCGCTGCTCGAGGCCAAGGTCAAGCGGGCGAAGGCCGAGCGCATCGCCGCCGAGGACAAGCAGGTCTGGCGCGCGCTGCGCATCGCCGACCTGGCCGACGATCTGGTGCTCGAGCTGGAAGAGGCCGACGAGGGCGGCCAGCTGGCGCGAGTCCTGCAGGAGTCGGTCTACAAGCTGCTCGAGAAGCTCGGGGCCCCCCTGTGAACTGGACCTACCTCGCGCGGAGCGTCCGTGTCTACGACGGGCGCTCCGCGCGCATCCGGCTCGAGGTGCCCCCCACCGGGCTGGCCCTCGAGATCGACGTGGTGCTGGCCATCGACGCCCCCGAGATGCTGGGGCCCGAGCGCGAGGCCGGAGAGCGCGCCCGCGCGGCCCTGGAGGGGCTGCTGGCCGGGAGGGAGCTGCACGCCACCCTGCAGGCCGGCGAGCCACTGCGGCCCATCCAGGCCGAACTGGTGGCCCTGAACCCGAACGCCACCGACTACGCCGACGTGATGCTCGACGTCGCCGGCAAGCTGCTGGAGCTCGGCCACGCGCGCCCGATCGGCTCAGGCGCGCGCGAGCCCTGGCCTCAGCCAGGCCCGAGCGCCGAGTAGAGCGGCCACCAGAAGTCGATCATGGCCACGCCCTGAGCGGGCCGCAGCTGACCGAACCCGCGGTTCTTCAGGATCGTGCGCACCGCGTTCAAGTCCGGCGGGGAGGCATTGACCCTGAAGTAGTCGGCAATGCGCTCGGGCGCGTTGGGAGCCCCAGCCCACACGCAGTGTGCAAGGGCCGGCTGGTGTCCGGGGTCGTTTAGCTCCTGCGCCGCACCTCCGACGCGCGGATCGTTGCCAGGGCCGTTGTCTGTGACGCCAGGTCGGAGGCAGATGTCGCGCGGCGGCAGGTCGCCGACCCCTGTCCACTCGTCTCGGTGCCCCCACGAGGACCCGCTGGGGTAGCGCCGCAGTGGAGCTATCTTCCAGATTGAGCCAGCATAGGTGCTCTTGAAAGGTGCGCTCCATGTCGGGTTCACACGAAGCCCGACACCGCTCGCACTCAACGGGACAGTGAAGGTTGCCCCCGACGCGAGGGGATCATCCTCTGGACGACCATCCCACACCAGAACCGCGTTGACCGGCGGCTGCTCGTAGCGGCCCTGCCTCACGACCTTGTGCGTCAGGATGCCGCCGGTCGCAGGATCGACGGTAAGAATCTGCACCTTCATCCACCAGTTGTCCCGCCCGCCGAGCGGACGTCCACCGACCACCTTGTAGGTGGTGTTGGCTCGGTAGCCGACGCCGCGGTTGATGAGCGAGATCCCGCTCGTCGAGTTCACGTCCTGCGTCTTGGCGTACATGATGGCCCCGAACCCAAGGGCGTCGTTGCCCTCGTAGGGTTGGGCCGAGTAGATGCCGGGCGTGGTGATCGCCAGGTCTGTCACAACGCCGGCGACTGCCGTCACCGTGCAGGCGACATCTACGGTCGGGGCCGGGTTGCTGTATCCGAACCGGTCCCTGTCGGACGCCAAGTAGACCACCTGTCCGGTGGTGTACCCGGAGCCTCCGTTCAGGACCGCGATGCTCGCCAGCGAGCAGGCCTCGACGGTCCACAGGGCCTCAACCCCGCGCAAGTAGTCTCGCATGAGCTGGTCTGGATCCACAGGGAACGTGGACCCGCGCCTGGTTGAGCGAAACCATTCCGCGCTCGGCGCTGCGTCTCGAGCCCACTGCAACCCGTGGGTCACATAGTCCATCTCGAACGACTGGTGGACGTACCACTGGCTGTTGAATGGGGGCGTCACGAACGGCTTGGACGTTGTGTCTGTCCCGGTGTGCCAAGCAAGACCCGCCGGAGTCTGTCCCATCTCGGTGTTGCACACGAACCTCCGCAGCGGACCCGTCATCCAGCGATCACCTCGTGAGCTGTTGGCGTTGGTCGTGTCCTCGCTGTCCACAGCAGACGTCGTAACGATCAGCGCCGCGCGAGCGATGGCCGCCATGCTCCAGCCCATGTCGCGTCCGACCTGCGTGGTCAGGCCAGGCTGCGTCGCCAGTGGAATCCCGCCGGCAGCGGGTCCATCTCCGTGCCAGTAGTACATATTGGCGATCTCGGCCTCGCCGATGATGTACATGCGCGCCAAGTCGTCGCCCGTGAGCCAGTACAGCGCGCCACAGTGGCCCCAGCCAACCCCGCGGTGTTGCACGTCCCAGTTGTCCCACCCCTGGCCGTTCACAAGACCAGCAGAGTCGTTCCCCCTGTAGGTCTGCAGCCGCTGGGTAGACGAGCTTCCGTTCATCGACCACTGAGCAACGACACGCTCGCGCAGCGTGCCCGCCGTTCCGAGTGTGCGGATCCTGCGGTTGTTGAATGAGCTGAAGCCGAACCCGGTGTCCTTCCAGGCCCCGTAGAACCCATCGTTCGTGGTGACGCCTGAGAACAGAGCCTGCCCGTTCATCTGCCAGTCGGCCCGGTAGATGATCCCCCCAGAGCCGTCGGGCACTTGCGTGCAGTGCGCAATCGGATCGACCACATCTCCGCTCGGCTCGTACAGTGCCGTCCAGTCGCGCGCGTAGTGGCGCATCATCAGCAACGAGTGCTCGACCAAGCCGGCGCGCTCGTTGGCGCCCAGCGCCTTGATCCCAGCATAGGGCCTGTACTTGTCGCCAGCTCCCGTCTGGCCACCGTACTGCTGGCCCGTACCGGGCAGGTGTACCTGGTTCTGCGAAACGGGCGGCGTGCTAGACGACAGGTTGTCGCTGTTCACCATGTTGGCCAACTCGCCCTCGAGTGTGGCGGTCCAGGAGGTGACAATGTCTGGGGCTGTGCGTCGGCCCGCCCCATCCTTGATGTGGTCGAACATCGTGGGCCACACCCTGCCGTTGTCGGCAAGGAATCCGCCCCCGGTCCACACACCGACGCCCCATCCCGGGTAGACCTGCGGCTTGACGCCGAAGTTTGTGCCACTGCGCGTCGGGGACAACGCAAAGCGCCACGACCTGCGAGCCCTCCTCGGGAACGGCCAGTACTTTCCCTCCGGGTGCGGCTTCAGGATGTAGTAGTTGAAGCGCGTCGGAGTGAACTCGGAAGCCACCGCAGGATCTTGCCACTCGCTCCAGACGTTCCATGTTCCAGTGAACTGCCCCCCGTAGTCCATGATCGGAGGAACCCACCGATCCTCCGAACCGTTGGACTCGTGGGTCCCCTTGATCGTCAGTCGGATGCTTTTCACCAGCACATCGCTGCGCGGGATGCCGTTGTGCCAGTGAATCACCAGCTGGTAGTCCATGCGACCGCGCAGCACTGTCCAGTAGATGTGGAAGCTGCCGAAGTGGACCGTGTTGACGTGCTTGCCCTTGGTGACGCAGCAGTCCCCAGACCGCACGATCTTGTTCAGGTTGTCGGTTAGGTATACCGACTCGGTGATGTCAGCGGAGTCGTTGTTTGCCAGGCCGACGATATCGAGACGCACAGCGCCGAGCCAGTCCAGGTTGGACACCATGCGGTCGAACAGCGGGGCCACCGCACCGCCCGAGTTGATGTCTCCAGGGGGGCGACCAGGCGGCAGCGTTGGGTCACTCCGGCGCAGCCTCTCGTTCCCTTTGCCTATCTGCGGTGGCCGCTTGTAGGTGTCGCTCAAGAACACAACGTCCACCGTCTCGTTGCGGTTGGTGTCCACCGAACGTCCGAGCGTTCCGGGGTTGTACACGAACCACTCGTAGACGTCCCAGTTGCGCGTCTGTGCGAGCTTGCGGTGCTGCTGAAAGGCCGCGTACCCGAGAGCTGCGAAGTTGTTCCCGATGGTGTTGGGATCAGTCCCTCGCGGCAGCGGAACCGTGCCCCACATCGTGTAGCCTTCCTCGGCCGGATGCTCCGGGTCTACCACGTTCGGAGGGTTGCGGACAGTGATCCTTTGGCGGAACGGGGTCGTGGCGATGGCCATGGGGCAGTCTTTCTCTTAGCGGGCCTTGAGTTTCGCAACCGGCAAGCCCCGCGCCGCGAGGATCTCGCTGCGCGCCTGCTGGCGCGCCTGGTTGATGACCTTGTCGATGATGTCCATGTCGCGCTCGGTCGGGTTCTCGGCGTCGATCCTGCGCTGCGCAAGCAGCTCGAGCAAGCGTGCGCTCGATCTCTTGCCGGCGACCTCCTGCAGGCGCGCGTACTCGGTGGGCGTGAAGAACACCGGCTGGCCGGCGACCGTGGTCGTCGTGTCGGGTGCGGTCTTCGAGAAGTGCTTGCCGACCGTGTCGTCCATGCCTACGAGCTCGCCGGCATCGACCCGCTCGTTGAAGCGCGAGATCACTCGGTCGAGCGCGTGGACCTCGGGCAGAGTCGAGCCCGGGAACGGGTTCACGATCTTGCCGACGTAGCGCCCGAGGGGCGAGACGTTCGGGTCGAACTTCTGCGAGGGCCGCCCCCACAGGTCGAACCGGATCGGAGGGGCGATCCCGCGCGCCGGCAGGATCGCGTAGGGCAGCGACTCGACCGCGGCGCGCGCCGTCGAGGTCGCTTTGCGGTCCATCGGCCAGACCTCCTCCTGCCGGAAGAAGGGGTCCATCTCGCGCGCGGTCTGCCGCGCGATGTTGGGGAACATCGGCGTGATGAAGGTGTCGCGCACGAGTTCGACTCCGGCGCGCCCGCTGGGCCGCTCGAGCGCGTCCTGGACGTCGCCGATGGTCTGGAGGAAGGTCTTGTCCCCCATCTGCTCGTAGACCGAGCGGAAGAACACGGACGGCCCGCGGGCGGGGTCGTCCTTCGCCGCCTTCGCCGTGTCCACCAGCGAGGCGAGGATCGTCGCCAGGGGCTCGAGCCTCGAGTAGTCGCGGTACTCGCCCAGCACCTTGATGTGGTAGGGCGGCACCGTGCGGTAGGCGAGGTCGGCTTCGCCGCGGCTCGAGGGCCGCGTGCCTGTGACCAGCGGGCGCCCTTCGTCGTCCTCGCCGTTCAGCATCGAGAGCAGCGCCAGGCCGACGGCGGACGAGAGCAGGGCTCGAGCGGTGTCACGCGCGAGCTGCGCCTTGTTCTTGCCGTAGGTCTTCGGCCACACCATGGCCTTGCCAGCCAGGATCCCGGGCGCGAAGGCCAGCCCGAAGGCCTCCTGAAAGATGCGGAACGGGGTCGTGACGAACGGCAGCACGAAGTCGCCGCCGGGCACCGCGGTACGCGCGCGAAGCAGCAGCCACAGGATCTTGTCGGCCATGTCTCCTTGCGGGTCGCCCGGCTTCTGGAAGGTGCGCCGCAGCACCTCCTCCTGGACCTTCGACCAGATCGAGTGCGCGGGGTCCGCGAGGATCTCCTGCATGCGCAGCGTGAGCTCGCGCCCCCGCTTGCCCTCGGAGTGGGCCACCCGGTAGGCCTGGGCCTGCGCCTCAGGCAGTCCGACCAGCGTCTTGAAGAAGGCATCCTCCGCTTTCAGGGCCCGCAGCGGTGCGCGCACGACGCGCCCCAGCTTGCCAGGGATGGCCGGCCCGCCCCACAGGTCGAGTCGCACGCCCTCCGCCTGGGCGCGGCCCGTCTCCTGGAGGTGCATCTCCCAGGCGTCGCGCTCGGTGCGCCACGAGCGGATGAAGTTCGAGCCCGCCTTCCCGAAGGAGTGGAAGAAGGACGTGAAGTAGGGCACCAGCTCGCCCGCCTGCGCCGCGTCAGGCGCGCGCACGGCCAGGTTGACTGCCGCCTCGGCTACGCGCTCGACGTGACCGATGGCGTTGTAGATCGCGTTGCCGACCACGTTGGCCTTGTGGGTCAGCGGCGCCGACAGCATCGAGGCGTAGCGCCACTCCTTCAGCTTCGACGTGGCCGACGACACCGACGAGCTGGCCACGCGCATGATCTCGGCTTGGACCTCGAGGTTGGCCAGCTCGCTGTCGGGCAGCTGCTCGGGGTGCAGCCCCGCCTTCTGCAGGGCGTCCGCGATCTTGCGCGCCTTCGCGGCCTCGGTGCGCTGGACCTTCTCCAGCTCCTTGCGGGCCCGCTCGCGCTCGGTCAGCGTTGCGCCCCGCTTGGCCTTCTCGCGCTGCTCGCGCATCTTGCGCGCGCCCTCGGCCTGCGGGGCAGTGATTGCGTCCACGAGCTGCTCGCGCGGGCTGCTGAGTGCGTCCTGGAAGATGCCGAGGGCCTGCGCCGTGCGCGCCCGGTTGGCGCGCACCGCATCTGCGAGCTCGAGGGCGTCCGAGTAGGCAGCGTCGCGCGCCGCGCCGGGGGCCGCCTGGAAGGCGTCGCGCATGCGCTCCTGCACGAGCTTGGCCGCAGCGACCATCTCCCACGGCTCGAGGATCCTGCCCGCGTCTCCGTCGGACAGGGCCCCGCGGATCGCCGCCTCGGTGGACTGGCGCGCGTCGCGCAGGCCGCGCTCGGCGCGCTCCTCCTGCTCGTCGTGCGAGATGCGGATCAGCCGGTCGTTCTCGTCTCGCCAGGCGTCCACGCCGCGCCACATGGCCCGCTCCTGCGGGTCCGCCGTGGGCTTCGCGCGCACGGGCGCCGGGTCGTTGCCGATGCTCGTGCCCTCGCCCTCCTCGAAGGCCTGCCGCTGCAGGGCACGCACGCGCTCGCGCGCGGCCTGCCGGCGCTCGGGCGGCACGGCAAAGCGGATGTCGGAGTTCTGTCCGCTGAACGTGCCGCGGTTGCCGGTCGCACTCTTGATCTGCTCGGGCTCGAACGCGATCCACGAGACGCCCTTGGTCAGCGTGTCGTGGAAGTCGTTGAACACGAGCCCGTCGTGCCCGCGCTCGATGGCTGCTTGCCGCAAGAACGCGGCCACGCGCTCCTGGTTGAGCACTTGATAGGTGTCCAGTCGGCCCCACAGCATGTTGGCCGGCGGCACGATGCCGTAGGGCGCAAGCGCGTCGCGGAACTGCTTCGGAGTCAGCGCGCGCGCCTTCAGCACGCGCAGGTCCACCGGGTTCTTGATCGACAGGAAGACCGGCAGCATCTGGCTCCCCGGCCCGATGCCGCGCGCGCCGCTCTTGTAGCCGAACATGGCAGCGACGTCGTCGTAGAGAGCGAGCACCTCGTCGCGCGCCTTGCGAATCTTCGAGCTGATGATCTGGCGGTTGCCCAGCTTCTCGGCGGGCTTCGTCCAGTCGGAAAGCGACGAGATGCGCTCGAGCAGGGCCATGTCCATCTCCCGAGCGCGCTCGACGTCGGCGGGGTCGTCCACGTTGACCCCGTCGTTGAAGGAGCGCCCGAGCGCCATGCCGGACTGCTCGTGCGTGATCGTGTACGCGGGCGCG